AGTGGATGTTGAGTGAGATCTTGATCTTCGTCTTATCCTGCTCGTACTTGCTCTGGAACATGGCAAGCCAGGACTGAAGCTGGGGGGCTTTGTCCGACACTGCAACATTGATCCCGCCATCCGAAAAGTTGAGCTGGTTTCTGATCTGCAGAACAGAGGTGGATTCGAACAGGGCGATGGCCGTCCCCCTCCGCGCCAGACTTGTATACCCGAGACGCAACAGCTGCTCGAGTGAGTACAAGCCAAGCGGAGGAGGGGTCTGGTTGAAATCGGATACGAAGTCCAGTACCGCCCAGGCGATCAACCTGTTCGAGTGTTCGACGCCCCTGATCAATCGGTTGAGTTGTGGATGATCTCGCATCCACAGGCGCATCATGTGGATGAACCCGTTGAACTCGTCAGATAGACCAGGGATGTCCCCCATGCCCTGGAGTTCAGCCACCCAGCAGCTCCTTCGCGGCGGCGATTATCTCCTCCGCCTGGCTGTGGGTGATTTCCAACAGACCGTCCAGCACCCCGGCATCCATTGATGCTAGATCCGCGAAGCTCTCAATGCCCACGGACTCGAGCTTGGCAGCACGGCTGTCTCCGATGTGCGGGAGCACCTTCAGATTGTCCTCTTCCACGACTTCCACGACCTCCACGACCTCGCCGCCAACCCCCGACGCGGGATTTTGATTTTGGCCCTCGGTCTGGGCCTTCTCCAGGGGATAGTAGGGAAAATCCAGCTTCCCAGACTCTTTGAGCCGTTGAACCCGCGGAGAGTAGAGCAGGGTTTCCTCGATCGACATCACCTGCTTACGCTGGATGACGTCATGACCGATACGGATCGCCTTGGTGAAAGTGTTCTTGACGGGGACCTTGGCCATCTCACACCTCCTCCTGGTCGGCAGCCTCGATGATGTTCTCGGCCACCTCCTCCGTCACGCCCAGGAGCTCGGCCAGTGACTCCGGCTCCATTGCGGCGATCTGAGAGAAGCTGACTACACCTGCTTCCACGAGCTTCTTGGCGCGGCCTGAGCCAACACCGGGCAACTCGGTCAAGTCGTCCGGCTCTACCTCCCCCGAGACGGTTTCCTCTGCAGTATCAGTCTCTTCCAACGGGGCCTCTCCCGTGGTCGGTGGATTTGGAGCATCCACATCTCCCGTGGGCTCGGCCGGTGGCGGATGCGGAGGCTCTCCCGCCTGTGCCTTCTTTGGCTCCAGCGAGACGACCTCCATTCCACGAGACCGGCTTACTGAACCGTGGACATCAGCAAAGTACCGCCACCCGTCTGGATCGATGACCTCGAGCGCGCCCGCACGGACGCCCTCCAAGATCTCCTTGGAGTACTTTCCGAAAGTCTCCGCGTCGAGCGGCATGCTCTGGTTCCGCAGCAGGCGACGGCCCGCCACAAACTGTTTGAACTTGAGTCTGGTCGGACCCGCATACCGCCTCAGACGAGACTGGACGCGGCGCACCACGTTTTTGATGATGTAGTGGTTTCCGGGCTTTAAAGCACCGGCGGCCCGCCCATCGCGGACGGGAACCTTCAGAGCTTCCTGCTCAGCAGGGATTTGTTTATCCAGATCTTCCTGTTCGGTCTGGACTTGTTCATCTGTCATATGAGTTCCCTCCGTGACAGGTTATCGTACCCGATTGTTGAGCTCCATGAGAAGCATCTTTTCACCAGCCAGGGGATCGCGGGCACGACCGACCAAGTAGCTGGGGAAGGGAGGGGGAGACTCCTCCCCCTCCCGTGGGGTTGAGTGCGCTAGAACTGCTCCACCGCCGGGTAGTGCAGACCCTCCGCGACGCGGTTGTTCACGGCACCGAGGTCCTCCTCGTCCGACGGGATGACCGAAGAGAGGATGCTGTCGGTGTCGTTCACGGTGGCGTCACCACTATAGAGCTCCACCTTCCGGACGGCCGCGATGTTCACGATGCCGATCGCGATGTCCTCCCAGCTCTGCCAGGTGATCAGGTTCGCGATCTTGTCGATGTAGAACTTCGTGTTGTTCAGGACGTAGAAACGCCCGAAGAACTCCGGCTTGGTGAAGGTGTACAGGTTGCCGGGGCGCAGGAGATCGGTCTTGATCGTCCGCACGTAGGCACGGCCGAGCAGGGTGTTGTACTTGTACCCGTCGGTCGTGGTCTCGCTCTGGATCCGATCGCCGAAGTCCTCCACCGTCCACATCAGGATGTCGTCCCAGTCGACCTCGGTCAACAGGGTCATCTCGGCGCGGAGGCGGTTGCCGTCGAGCAGCTTGTACAGCTGGACGATGTCCGGACGCTGCAGCGGCAGCGGCACGGCGGTGTCGGTGGTCGAAGCGCGGGCGAGCTCGCCCTTGCGCACCGAGAACTCCACCGGCGGCGTCGCGCCCTGCAGGGCGGTGGCGTTGAGGGCGGGTGCGGTGGCGGCACTGTTGGCCTCGGCCTGCAGCGCCTGCACGGCGGCCTCGATGTGGATCAGGAACTCGCGGTCCTCGATCTCCTGGATGTCCTTGACCGAGTTGTCCTCGATCACCTTGGTGATCGGCATCTCGTAGGCCAGGAGCTCCTGCTCGAACTTCTCGAACTTCTCCGAGCTGATCGTCAGGAAGGGGATCTCGGCGCGCGGCGCGCTGATCAGATTCGCGGAAGGCTGACCCCGGAAGGTCATCGCCATCGCGCGGCTCTTGGGCTCCACATCGACGATCTTCACCAGCGTGTCGTGGTTCACGCTGCGCTGGCAGTCGGTGCGGGTGACGGGTTGGGTGGGGATGACCTTCCGCGCAAAGCTGACCTCGCGCAGACGGTCGCGGATGTAGTTGCCGCCGTACTCGGCGATCTTCTCGCGGCCTTCGGTGGACTCGAGTCGCTGGGAGAAGAGTTCGGTGATCGCTTGTGCTTGTGCTGACATCGTTCTCCTCCTTTACACCAGCGTCTGCATGAAGCGGAGCTTGTCGCCGTTGACCGACGGGAGACGCATGACGTATCCCACGATCAGCTCGGTGCCGCCGCCGTGCAGCTTCAGGCCCGACTTGGTCAGGGTGGCGATGGTCACGTCCGTCACCATCAGCGCCGCCCCGTGGGTCAGAGCCGTGTCGTCGAAGATCAGGGTGTCTGCTTCGTAGGTCCCCATGTACAACAGGGGGACCTTCCGCGCCGCCTGCACGTCCGTCCGACCCCTCTCCGAGAACAGCGCCCAGCAGAGGTAGTCCCCGGACGCCCTCACGACCTTCTTCGGGTTGGTCGAGTCGAGCTCCATGAACTCCCCCATCAGCAGCGGGTTCGCGTTGTTGGGGTTGGTCAGCGTGGTGTCGGCCAGCGGCATGTCTCGGCGCTCCAGCTTCTCTACGGGAGAGTGGAGCCTGAAGTTCTCAACTGCCATTTGCCTTCTCCTTCTGAGTTTGTGTCAACGTTCGTTTTGTGCCCTTCCGTCTTCAGTCGATCTCGCCGCGAAGATAGGCCTCCAGCTGCGAGTCGCCACCACCTGCGGAGATTTCGTCCCCGCTCACCTCCCCGAGTGACATGTGGGCGGCCGACATCTTCACGGCCTCCTCCATGACATCCAGGGATTTGCCCTGCTCGATGGCGGTCTCGATCGTCGCGATCTTCTCCTCGTGGGTCTCCCCGAGCGAATCGAGATGCTTGTCCGAGGCCATCTTGGCCAGACCGTCTACTCGAGCTCGACGCTCATAGTCGACGACCTTGCTCTGCAGAGCTGCGTTCTTCTCCAGGAGCTCGTCGCGCTCCTTGGCGAGAGACCGCAAGACGCCCGGGATGGTGGCCATGACGGCTGCGACCTTCTGTGAACTGATCTTCTCCATCGTTGATCTCCTTCCCGGTTACATCATGGGGGTGGTGGGCGACGGCATCGGAGTCGGAGGCATCATCTGACTCTCCTTCTCCTTACCTTCGGCCTGCTTCTTGGCCAGAGCTTCCTTGAGCTTCTGGGCCTTTTCCTTCTCTTCCGGAGTCGCATCTTCCGCTTCCCCGGCCTGCGCGATCTTGCGCAGATATGCCCGGCGTGCCGCCGCCTTGACGGCTGCGATCTTCACACCCGCCTGAGAGGTTGCCGCCAGGTTCTCCTGAAGGACCGGATCCGTTGACTTCTTCTGGGCTGGCTCGGTGATCACCTCACCCATCTGCTTTTTGGGCTCCGCCTTCGCATCTCCTTTGGTGTAGTTGGTGGCCGCCTCGTTAGAAGCCACCATCTTGCTTTGACTGGTCGCCGCCGCCGGCTGAGAGGGGACACCCTCCTCCGAAGCCGAGGCGTTGGGGTTCTCGAGCGGCTCGCTGCCCGCGTCGATCTTCGCGGGGTTCTCCGCGTCCGCCGCCGTCTTGACACGGCTCCACAGGGCACGCGCCCGCTTCACAGCCGCGGACTTCTCCTGCAGCTGGGGCTGCATGCCGGTGCCCCCAGGCACATCGGTCATGTCGGTCTGCATCGCCGTGGCGGCGTTGGTCTGACCATCCGCCTTGGACGCATTGTCGGTAGCGCCATCAGGCTCGGGCTGGTTGTTCTTCGCCTGACCCGTCTGGGTCGACTGGAGTCCCGCCACGGGGGACTCCATGTTGGTCTGCAGGTCCGATCCGGGGCCGGTGCCCGGGCCAACCTGCGGGGCCGGGGCATTGCCAGCCTGTGTCCCGAGGCCCTCACCGACCGCTACCTTGTCCCACTCGACGGCGGACAGGTTGGAGTTGATGTACTCCTGGGCCGAGGCCAACTTCTCCACCAGCTCGGTGGAGACCGACGCGCACTTGTACCCCGCGCTCTCCTTCGGCTCTCCCTCCATTGCCGCCTTTTTGGCCTCCTCGGCCTTTTTCTTCTCCTCGGCCTTTTTCTTCTCCTCCTCGGAGACTTCCTCGCCGGCCTGCGCCAGCTTCTCCCTCTCGGTGGCCTCCGCGATAGCCCCAGAGATCATTTCCTGCAGGGTAAGACGCATGTCGTTCTCCTTTTTATGCCCGGGCCGATGGTGGCGGTAACGTCTTCTGTTGCATCGTTATCGACACGTCCGTTCCCGGGGCCTCCACATTGGACCTGGTGTAACCCATGCCCGATCCAGTTCTCGTCCTTGGGTTAATGCTCTTGGGCTTGAGCTGTTGTGGCGCGACCGGAGGCTTGAACTCGAACGTCTTCTTCGGCGCAGACTCGTCCGCCCCAATCTTCTCGAGCTCGTCATAGAACGCTGTAAGCACAGCCGGGTCCACAGTCCAAGACCAAGAGCACTAACCGCGGGGGACCCGCAGGCCCCCCACGATCAGGTGCTACTCGACGGGGTAACCCGCGGCCTCGAGCATCTCGAGCGCCCGCGCATCGATGGCCGCTGCGGTGTCAGCCTCAGCCTGCTTCTCGACGTCGTAGCCGGCTTCTTCGAGCATCTCATAGGCGCGCTGCTGCGCGAGCTGCTCGAAGTCCTCATCGGACGCCTTCTTGTTCTTGCCCATGCTGGACAAGCCGTATCCTGCAGCGCCGATCCCTGCTGTACCGGCTGCTAAGGTCGGGGCTGCCGTTTGAGCCGAACGACCGAGAGCGCGGAGTGCCATGCCCCGCACCCCTTCATCCTTGCGGCGCTTGATGCCAACACCCAGATACTTTCCGCCTCTTTTAGCGGCTTTGTCTGGGAGCTTGCCGGTGACCAAGGCCTTACCGGAGCGGGCACCGGATACCAGCGCTTGCTTCTGGCTGCGCCCCAGCTCCTTGATGGCTTCTCCGACGCCCTTCTCCTTGACGACATTCGACAGGTGGCTGGCCAGCCCGGCCTGCTTCTCGATCTCGGCCAGCTCGTTCACGTAGGCGTGCGCCATCGCGCGACCCATGAAGTCGGCCTCGGCCAGCTTCTCCTGGGCCTCGTCTTCGACATCGGTCTCGGCCGAAGCCTGCTTGCCCATCTCGCCCTCGATGCCCTCGAGCAGCTCGCCGATCTGCTCGTCGCTCAGATCGTCCAGGTCCACGCCCTCCTCCGCGGCCAGCTTCACCAGAAACTCCTCCGCGGCGGTCTTCTCGAGATCGGGCTCGTCATTGATGATTTCGTTCGTGCCGTACAGTTCGGCCAGGAATTCGTTCATTTTCTTTCTCCTGTTGGATCAGATGTCTGTTACTTCTCCAAACGGCGACGAAGTCATCAAGGTACGAAGCCTCTCACGTCAACCTGTGGCTAACCTCTTTCCGAGGTCGAGTGCTCCTTTCAGTATCTTGTCAGGGATCTTCGATCCGGACGCCTTCAGTGCTGTCAAACCAACCGCGGTCGCCGCAAGGTGTGGATGGTCGCCCAAGAACTCCGTGAGGAGCCCAGGGGCTTTGCCCGTCCACGCCGAGCTTCTGACCTTTCTGCGTGCCAGCGCCGAGAGAAGGTACGTGGCCGGAATCGCCCCCACCAACAACTTGGGGTTGATCCCGGCAGCGAGCTTTTCCCGGCCAGCGAATATGTCCGTCTCGTCCCTTCCGAGTACCTCAGCTTTTACGTCTGGGTACCGCTCAAGTTCGTTGCTCATCTCGGCGATCTTCTCGATCACCTGCTCACGATAGCCATTATAAGCAGCCGCGACCTTGTCTAGCAACTTGTCTTCCAGTTCTTCCGCTGGAGACTCGTCTGCTGCCGGCTTGCCCACAATGGTAATCCGCATCATACGGCGCGCCAAAGGCGGACCAAAGGCGCTCCGGTCCCCCACATATCCCTTCAACAAGCCAGCCAACAGCCTGTTGATGAATCCCGGTCCGATCGAGATCGATTTGTCCACATCGTCCACGTCCCGGAAGATCTTCCCCTCCTGGTCCAGCCTGTCCGCCATGTCCCCCCTCCCGAGGCGGCAGACCACGATACGCTGAAACTCCCGCGGCTTCAGCGTGATTCCCATCATGGTGGGCGTTGACAAGGATTCGTTCAGTGAACATTCCGACATCCGATCAAGTGCCTCTCGCGACAAGTCCGGCTCTCTATCCTCCAATATCGGAACGGCTCTGGACATGAATTGCGAAGGCACGACGTCCTTTATAATCTCCGCGAGCTTCTTTTGGGAAGCCTTTTTTTCACGTAGGCTTCTGAGCCGCTCGCGAGATCGCTGGAAGTCGACCCCGGCCACCTTCTCAAACCCCTTATGAGTTCTCGGTTGATCTATCTCAGTGCTGGTGTAGTTGGCTGGTACGGCGATCATTGCCCGCCCCATGGCCGAGGCCAGCTTTGCCATCATCTTCGACTGCTTCTCCGCGCCAATAAAGACGAAGGAGATATCGAAGAATCGCGGGAACGGGTTGTAGACGAAGACCTTCCGGCCATCCGGTAAGATCTCGTTCATCCTGTTCTGGCAGTACTCGTCGTAGTCGTCCCTGGTGATGGATAGACCTCTGATCGGCCGCACTGTCTTATGATAGATCAACGCGGCGACGCCTGGATGCCTATGCCTGCCGGGATCAAACGTGGCCAGGGCCTTGCGGTAGGTCTCCCAGTCTGTGGTTATGGATGACAAATCGTAGGGGACTTTGGTTCCCATGCTGGTTTCAGGAAGCTCGCCGTGATCGATCTTGTCGATGACGCGCGTGGCGTTTACCTTCACCGCTTCTTTACGATCGAGGCGACAGACCAGCTCGATGCGGTGCATGTTGGGGTTCCACGCTGACAGCTCCACTGACCCGAAGGCTCGAGCGTTGGGTTGCTTATTTGCGTGGTGCATGAATGGCCGCGCATAAATCTGAAACGTTTCGTATCCCCAAACAGGTCCACGATGAATCAGCATCTCTTCTTCAAATGCGTCGCCATTCGTATTGCTACTCCAGTACTCGTACGCGCCAAGCGCGTTGACCAGAGCGTAGATGCTGTTCGCATCGGGCTTCAGCCGATCAATATACTCCCTTACTGCCGGAAGAAACGGGGCCGCCACCTTATCCATGTAGCTGTGGTGCAGCTGGTCTGGATGGTGGAGGAACTCGACGAGCTGCTGTCCGTGCTCATCGATAGCCGGGTACTGACAGACTTTGATCAGGCCCGGCTCGTTATCGAGCAATGGGTGGAGCGAGTTCATCTACCTTCGGCCGCGTCGATCGTTCCTGGTCATGAAGACCTTCTTGGGTCCCGCCGGCTGGACCGGTTGTTTGGACCAGTAGTGTCCTTCTTTCGGCTCGCGCGGCTTTACCGCCCTGGCGGTGAACGCCTCGAAGACAGGTTCCTTGCGACGTCCACCGATGTCGGCCATAAGAGAGGCCGAGCGTGGATCGACATAGGCTCCCATGTCCTCGACTTCGGTTCGCTCGGTATGCTTGCCGACAAACCCGCCGGCGATGAGCGGGTCTTTCGCCATCTTCGGATTCAGCGCGTACAGCGTGTTGAACGTGCGCTGAACGTCTTTTTGGTTCCTCTTCTTCAGGAACGGATTTTCTTCCACCATGGTGCGAAACGCCCGGGGCTTCATGACACGCTCGTGGATGGCATCGAAGCCTTTCTTCGCCCCGTATCCGGCTGCCGTGATGGCGGCCGCAGCTGTGGCTGAAGCGGCAGTGTCCTTGAGCACGGGAGTGAGCGCGGCTTTGAACCCCTGCCACAGGCTGGCAGCCTTGGTAGAGGCCACCTTGGCCCGCTCTTCATTCAAGCCCCGTAGGGCTGACCTGACGTCGTCTTCCATGGTTCGCCTCTATTCCGCATCTTGGTATTCCGCATCTTGGATCTTCCACCGGATGCGCTGACCGGTTGGAGAATCGTACGCCGCCTTCCCAGCGACCACTGCCCCCGCGGTGGGCGCAGCCTTCGCTAACAGGTGCGCCGTCGGGCTCTCGATACCAGCCTTGGCCATCTCCTGGGACATCTTCTTGCCCGCTCCCCAGTACGCCTTGTGTGCGCCCTTCCCCGCGGCATACAGTCCCTTGAGTAGCCCGCCCTTTCCTCCCTCCGCCTCTTTGATTGCCTCGTTCACCTCGACTGTCTTTTCACTGAGGACGTCCTGAGCGCCCTTGAGCTTGTGTAGCTCCGTAGCGATCTTCACGAACTCCACGAAGCGGGAGATGACGGGGTGCTTCGGGTTCGGGAGCGTACCGACAGCGGACGGGGAGGCCAGCTTCTCGACCTCTTGAGTGTTCTTGGTCACGCCGCGCTCGGCCATCCTGGAGATCGAAACGGACATGGCATCCTCAAAAACCTCCGGCCGATCGGTGTAGTTCGTCCAGGCGCTGCCGATCTTGTACAGGCTGGAGCCATTCAAGACCGCGTTGCAGACCTCATCGCCCAGGTCGCGTTCCACGGCCTCCTTGGTGACCTCGAGGCCTGAGATCTTGGAGTGGATGTGATCTTGTGCCCCATTGATTGACGTCCGCAGAGCGTACAGGTCCGGCATGCCGGAGGGGACCTCCGATGGATGCACGCTGGCCTGCGCGTACTTGCCGAAGATCTCATTCTCCACCGAGCTGTCCGCCCGCTCACGTGCCGGGGGCGGAGCATCGTAGTCCGAGCTCACGCGGACGGCATCGTCCCTGGCCCCATCGTGCATCTCTTTCAAGACCTCGGATGGATCTGCCACCCCGCCCTCGAACTCGATGTTACGCACGGAGCCGCCCTTTTCCCACTCGTTCTGGAAGGCGGCTTGGTTGGCGAACTCGCACACACGGCGTGTGTGTTCGGGGCCGAGGTCCTCTCTACCGATGACGTTGACGACGGCCTCGGACAGCTTCGTCTTGTTTTCGGCGTAGAGCGCGGCGGCCTGCTTGCCTAGAAACTGAAGATGAGCGGGATCAACACTTTTGGCTGACGCCTGCTCGAGAATACCCTGGGGGATCGAGCCCTCATCCCTGGTGCTTGGCATGTTCACCTCTCAAGGAGCAAATACTACGCCCCAAAAACAGATCGGTCAATTCTTGCCGCGATTCGGTCCAGTTGGTACTTATGGAGAGTAGCATGTGGAGGAAACCGATGGGAAGTGTCCAAGAGTACTTGACTGTGGTCGATTCCGCCAAGTTCTTGAACAAGACCACCAGGACTGTCGAGAACTACATCTCGGCAGGCATTTTGAGAGTACGCAAGATCAGAGGCCACGGCAAAAAGTGGTGGATCAGAAAGGCAGACCTGCGCGCTCTCAAAGAAGCGGGCCAGAAAAAGCTCAACTTATCCGATCTGTGGGATCTACTTCACGGAGTAAAGGTCAAACTCCAGAGCATGGAAGACCGGCTAGACTTCCTCATGCGCGTAGCCGATTTGAATGTTTCCGGGCTTCGTGATTCCAGCACAGCTGAGCTGATAGAATTGTACGATGAGGCCGCGGACTATCTCGACATAGATCTAACGCAGGTCCCCCTTGATAAGATGCGGGACTGGGCAGACGTCTTTCTGCAGCTCAGCGAGATAGAGTTGGAGAGGATGGTCGGCCCCACCCAGGACCACGAGCCGTGGCACCCATTCCACGAGCTCTGCCTGGGCCTCATGTCCGCCCTCCGCCGCCGCAAGGGTTTCTCCGGCAACCCAGAGCAGCAGCAGGCGTACCGCGTACTTGAGAAAGCTCGCAAGAGCCTGTCCAGAGCAGCGCTCATCCTATCGGAGAATCACGCAGCAAGGGTGGGGCCAGTACGAATGCGCCACATCGCCTCCTTCGGAGAGTCCGAGGATTCCCTAGATCGCTACATCGCCTCTGAGATCCAACACCCATCTGGTGCAAATCGGATCAAAAAACTGGGATAAGAATAGTGTCTGGGAATCCCAAAACTTTAACAAGGAGAAGAGGCATGCCCACCAGGAAAGAGCGAAAAAATCAGAAGCCGCTGCTGGAGCAGATGGTCGAGGAGTTCCCCGAGGTGCTAAAGGGGCTGGAGGAGGAGGAGATCACCGTAAACTCCCTCCTCAAAGAGGCCAAGGCGAAGTTGTCCGAGAAGGACTACCGGAAGATCGAGGCCTGGTTCCTCGTCGGCCAGCAGCCGGAGGGGTTCAGTGAGATCCTGTCTGCCCTGTGGGGCGGGAACAAGAAGTCGAAGCTGACGGCCATCGCGGCTGTCGCCGGCTTCGCCGGAGGCGGCGCGTTCGCCCTCGAAGGAATCAGCAGGATGGCGGGCTGGGAGCGCACCAGACTCGTCACGAGGTTCGCCGAGAAGTGGCTCGGCTAGAGCGTCCCCCGCTTCGGCGGGGGCGTTGGGGGGCGTAGAAACCCCCTTAGCTCTACCGCCTCCGCTTTGGATAGTCGTCTTCCCCTGTGTCCTGCATCTCGGCCATAATGTCTGGGCGCGGGAATCTGATCATAGAGGCGAGGAAGCAGTACAAGATCGAGTGGAACGAATCGTCCGTCGTTCCCGGCGCGTGGTTGAACTTGGTCATCCTGGTCGTCTCATTGTACTCGCTGAAGATATTCAAGATGTCCTGACCGTACGGCTCTATGAAGTCATCCCAGTTCGGCAGGTCGATCTGCTTCCTTACCAGCGCCCCGAATACATCGCTCATCACCTCTGTGCGGTGCACAGCGAATCTTCGCAGGCGTTCCTCCCAGTACACCTTCCCCTTCTTTTGGTTATTGTTGTATTGAAACTTGAACACCTTCTGCGGGCCAAAGGCTCTGATGAGGTGATCGTTGCGATCAAACCCGCCGCCGTAGTCACAGCCACACAGCTTGACATTGAACTGGGTTAAGATCGTACAGATACGATCTAGCTGTGCCGGAGGCTCCAGGTCTTTTCCGGTGAAGCGATGGATCCAAAAGATCGTAAAGTTGCCAGTTCCCATGTATGCGCCAAGGGAGATCACTGTGTAGGATTGCTCTCCCGTACCCCAATCCAATCCAGCGAAGACCTCAGTTCCCGCGGTGACAGACCTGAAGTGCTCGTAGTCTCCAGGTCTAATCTCCGGCCTACAGCACGCTTTGAGCTGTGCCTTGGTAATGGGACGTGTTCCTGAATCATAGCTGATACCTAGGACCTCGTTGTAGAACTTCTGCCGGCTGTACCGCTCCTGTCTCTCCAGGACGCTTGCCCAGCCGTCCTTTTTGTTCAAGATCCACGGCACCATGATCTGAGGAATGCGGTACCCCTCGTAGGTAACCTTGTCCTTGTTGGCGTCCGTCATCGGCTGCATGGCGGCCCACTGCGCCATCGGATGGTTCGGGTCGATGGGCTCGTGGCACCTGTCGCAGACGAGTCCATCCTTGCCGATGTTGTCCTCGTCTAAAATATTCCAGTGCCACGACGAAGGATTATTTGGCGTACCGTGACGATCACAGGGAACGACCCACTCGTTCTGCGTGGAGAAGTTTGACCAGTAGTGCTCGATGGTGTTGTCAAGCGACTTGGGCGTCCCGGAATAGGTGAAGATCTTCCACTCCGAGTGCGATGCACACTCCTCGATGACGGGAATGTTGTCGACCAGGATGTCCTGCAGCTCGTCAATATCGATCTTGTCCGCAGGGATTCCTCTCACACGGTCGGCCGTTAAGTAGGCGTAACGGAGTCGGATGTTGGAGTAGTTGATGAACTTCTTCTGGAAGACTGCGTTGGTCAGATATGTGTTGGTGTACGCCTTGACTAACGGAGACAGATTGATCACATCTGCGATACGGTCATTGGAAAACGTCTTGGCCTGCTCCGCCGACGGCGCTACATAGAGCGCCCGAAAGTGGTTGATCAAACAGGCGTAGCAGATCATTTTGTTGCCGAGCGTCGTGCTCTTTTCAGTCTGTCGCGCGAATTTTAGTAATGTTCTCGGGGAGTTAGTGTTGTAGATGCGGGCCAGGTAGGGGCGCTCGGTGAAGGAGAAGTTAGACGCCTTGCCGCTGGTAGCGATCTTGATTGCCGTCTCTGTGAACTCGGACGGGGACACATTGTAGATAAAGTTACCTGCCGCGAACTCCTCTGCGGTTGGGTCACGAGGCTCATCATCGAAGTCGTAGTACTCCTCTTCCCCGGCCCCGTATTCTCCATCTGGGCCGTCAGCGTAATCGAGGTACGGCTCAGAGTAGGTCTTACCATCGGCCCCGACCTGGGCCACATAAGACACAGGGACGATCCTGTTGGCCTCGATACGGCGTTTTTTGGCAAGGTCGACAAGCATCAATAATGGTCCATTGTTCGGTATAAGGTCTTTGATGGAAACACGCTTAGCGTTTCCACCTCCCTGCCGGCCCTACAGAGGGAGGCGGCCTCACCAGCCGTAGCGAGACGTTCGTCTCTAGTTGAAGTTCGAGCGACGTTCATCATCCGAGTCGTTCGCCTCGCTCATTGGGCACCGGTCCTACGGACGACTGTACCAACGCGTCCGAGCGTTTTACACCAACGGTGTTTTCTCCTTGCTGGATCAACTTAGTGCCTACATGCCTGCTCGGCAAGGACGCACTGAAGGATGCAAAGCGCGCATCCATTCGAGGCGGATGTTGTGCCTCGGTGCGTCTTTGTCGATCAATGGTGGGCGGCCTGCGGGCCGCACCCCCCTTTAGCTCCCGTTCGACCATTTAGCTATGGCGGCGTCTGCTGCCTCCTCCAGTCGGACTGACAGCTTCTCGATCTTCTCCTCCGTCAACACCGGCTTCTTCAACGCGTTCTTCACCTCCACTCTGTACCCGCCGTAGAAGTAGTCCGGATATTTCGCTGGACCGCTGCGGGGATCGTCAGCCACGCCCTCTTCTCGAAATAGCGCCGGGATGAACTCGACCTTCGGGTCGTCGTACGGCCAACTACTTTCTACGGCGCTCAACACGCACAGCCCGAACTCCCCCGTTCCCCAGAAGCGTTCAGGAACCTCGGCTCCACGAAAGATGCAGTAGATCAAATCGTCCCCCGACTTGAGGTACCGGACGCAGGCGATGTTGCTGTCAGACACGAGCGTCCACGCGGGGACCGCCTTTTCCACGTTCTCCACCGTGGTATCCGAAGCGTTGCCTACTACGTCAATGCCGTTGTCGATTTCAGCCACAGTACTGAAAGCTGGTCTCGGTAGATCATTCACCTTAGCCTCCTGATCAGAAGTCTTCCTCGTTGTCCGTGTCCGTACCCTCTCCGGACTTACTGTAGTTCCCATCCGTCAGCTGTTGAATGGGTACGATCTTCGCGTCAGCCAGCTTCACACGGAACCGCTGGAACTGCCGCAACACGTCGCGCAGTGCAACCTCGCTGCGGCGCATGATTACGTCTGCTTTCTCGATAGTGATCATACAGTTTTTGAGCGCCATCGTCGTCTCGACCGTGGCCTTCTCGTGCTCCAGCTCCAGGGCGTGCTTGAATGCGATCTGTCCGATCCTGGCCGATGCTTCGGCCGTGTTGAACGTACCATACGGACCAGAGATGTTCACCACCCACGGCATGTGTTTTGAGGCCAAGTCGCGGGGGGTCTGCACGCCTTGAACGTAGGAGTTCCCAAAGCGGCGCTTTAGGTAGTCAACCCAAAGAGACTGCGGCATCAATGAGCGGTTCCAAAAGTAGTGTGCGTAGGCCAGGACACCCTGTTCGGACAATGCAATGGCGGTGTACTTCCGCAACCGGTTGGCTATCTGGTGATGAGGCATGCTGGACAGAAGCATCGGCTCGAGCTTCTCACGTAAAAAAACGTCGAGGAGGATGAGCTGAGCCTCCTTGACGGCCGGCGTTGGATTCCACATGTCGTAGATCTTATGCTTCTTCAAATACTCCCTGGTCGGTCGGTGGCGTGGATTGTCCGGCTGATAATCGTCGGGCCTGGGCTCCATCGTCTGTGACAGAGACTCGAGGTAGGATATATCGACACAGTCCAGACCCAAGTTGATCAACTTGGCCCGCACTTCATCCACGTCCGGATCTTCTTGTGCCGAGAACAAGAAGCGGATGAAGAACTCGCTGGGGCTACGGTACTCTTCAATCATGCCTGTGGATGCTGGTTTAACTCTCTGAGCCCGCCAGTCACCTTATCCAAGTGCTGCACGACGCGCTCGAGAGCCCCAGTGTCCACTGTCGACAGACCGAGCCTTGAAGCGATCAACAGCTCGCTGAGCTTGCTGAGTACGTCCTCGAACTCGGGCAGGTAGGATACGAAGGTGCTGATGTTCTCTGGGTTCAGGAACCCTACCGACAGCACTTTGTCTACCGACATGGGATCGTCCAAGGCCGCTGCTTCCTTCAGTAGCAGGGACTTGATACGAGGCATGTTCTCGATGAACGTGCGGGCCTCCGCCTTCGCCGCAGCGTACTTCTCAGATGCTAGAGTGACCGGCCTCACTCCTTCGATTGAACACCATCGCGAAGCCTTGCGGGCCTCCGCGAGCTTTTCTTTTGCTGTGGATGGATGGACCCCCAGAAGTGCCATGTTAAACACGGTCTGATCTTGGTCGACGTACTGGTGTCGGACCCCAGCGCTGGCCAACTTCTCCATCGGCTTGCCACGCATGCTGTAAACGCCAGACTGATCGTACATCACCTCGATCCGATCTAGCGAGCCGCGCACCTGCGCCGTCTTGGTGAACTCGTCGGCACTATCGGCCAGCTTGGTCATGTTCCTGAGTGGCAGCCACCCGCAGTCTTGGGGAATGCCGTAGACCCCGTCTCCGATCTCTGCGACCTTGTTCAGCCCTTCCACCTTGCGGATGCGAGCAGCGTCGCCCAACATCGTGGAAACCTGAAACTCGTCTGTTCCATCCGGCCCAACGCCGTGCCCCTTGATGTCCATCGGGACGATGGCCACGGCCCCACCCTGGCGTGCCAGGTAGAAACAACCGAATCCCTCCGGCTCGCCATCGATCAGATTTGTGCCCTTGCCTACCGGGCTGGCGGCGATGTTCTCCTGCACACCTGACTGGGACCCGTTGGAGAAGATGGCAAGCGCCAGGTTGACGCCCCCCAGATCGACGCAGCGTGGAAAGACCCACCCCACGAGCTCCTTGCCGTCCTTGGTCCTGACCTTATACTCGCCGAACTCATCGACGACCTTGATCTTAGCATCGGACAACGAGTCGCGGACGACCGGGTCGGTGGAGATAGTAACGGTCCCGTCCCGCTCAACGTTCTTGACGACGTCCTTGCCGACGATGGACTCCGCATCCGGACGGGTGACCTCGTTTTCCTCTGGGGCGAGAGTGTCTGGCGCGGCGGTCTTAATCATGAACCCGCCGCGCGACTTGGATACCTGGATCACCTTCGGCCGAACGAGCCCCATCGCTATCTTGGTCAGCTGCCTGTCCGACAGAGCTTTACGTGGTCGCGCCAGCTTTGCCATGAAGCCCGCGGTCGCCTCGTTTCTGAGGATGGCGGCTTGCAGCGTAGGGTCAGCGTTGAGTTGATCTTCCACACGCTTTACGTCCGCCTCCTTGATGGTGTTGTGGATTGCGTCCACGAGCGGGATGTTTGCCGAGGCGGTCTTGCCCTGCTCCATCGTGCCCACGCGGCTGTTCCCGCCCAGGCCGAATCCCCCCGAACGGTACGGTGGGAACAGCGTGTTCATCATGTCCTGGTCGCCTGGCCGTTTGGCCACGGCCTCGAACAGCTGTGGCCGGAACATGGCCTTGCGGAGGCGGTGCTCGGTCAGTGGCATAGCTTTGCCGCTGCTCAGGAAGACGTCCAGAGGGGAAAGTTTGCCCTCCTTGATAACAACCGGGATCAACACCTTGTTCACGCCCTGGACATACTCCGGGACAGAGTGGTCCTGGGGGCCCACGGCCTGGCGGGTCTTCAGCTCGACGGCTCCCATCCCATACCTACGTTCCGGGTCCAGTTCGTTCATGATGACCTTGGCCGTGAACTCACCGGCGTACGGGGCCTGACGAAACAGCTCGTTGACGATTTCCGCCTGCCACTCGTCCGGGTTCTCGGACAGCCTGGTAAAGGCCGCAGCAAACTTGGGTAGGCCATTTGGATCATCCAGGAAAAGTTCCATTGTTCCTATCTCCTAGGCGCGAGTCTACAACTTCCGCGCCGGTTTGTCACGATCAGCTCGTGGGAATCTGGTCTACGGCTGTTGATGTCGTCGATCCCCCGCCCGTGACGAAGTCAGATCTGAGCTGATTGTACTGCGCTATCAGCTCGTTGAGCTTCGTCACCATTGGGTCGTCCATGTATCCTACTACATGTTCATGCACCGATTTGGCAATAGATTTTGCCAGTGCCGTGGCGTTCTGCCTGTCCATATACACGTCACCCTTGGTCTGCACGACAGATACATCCGTCCCACCTCCCTGCCGAGGCTCTTGCTTCACCTCGTTCTTCGTGGCCACGCTCTTGGCCACCGGCTCGAGCTCCTGGAGATACTTCTTTAGCGCGTCCTCCAGGCCCTGCTGTGATACCTTCATGGTGTCAACACTACCTTAGAAGAGAGTATTGTGGCCAGTTGTGGTGCCTGCTCAGATGGGGCCCTTGGTGCAGGATGCGTATGGCTTGCCAGCCACGTCAACAGTTTGACGCCCAGCACAGCTGGTTCCGACGGGGCTTTTCCGAGCATGACCATGGCCGCCTTAATCGTCTTTGTTCCCGTTATGTCCTCCAAGCTCGATAGCGCATTCAGCGTGTGTGTAGTCCTTGATCGTTCCTGAATGCTGTTCGCCTCGACCGATCTAGCGCCTGTCACGCTGAGTGTATCCGTACCTTGGACTGTGTAGCTCCTGCCGCCTTGGATGGTATAGCTGAGGCTTCCCTCCATCGTGAACGTCTGATTCCCGTTCACATCAATGGTCATCTTCAGCTTAGATCCAGTAACAGCACCATCATTGACCTGGATTCCCTGCGGAGCGATCTCCATCTCGTATCGCACCGTATCCGAGATGTGACCCACCTTAATCTGGACGTCAGCCTTATCATTCTGAGCCTTGTCTCTGATCGTCATTCGATACAAGATAGGAGCGAGACCGGCCGGGTCATTCTGCTGGCGTTGAACGGCCCAGGTGGTTAGCCCGCCGGGCGTTATCATCTCGTAGTTTTCACAAAACTGGCGGAGGCAGTTGAGGATGGGGACGTAGACCGTCTGACATGTCGGGGTAGAGCCAATCTGGATTACTCCACCGCGTTTCAGCACGATGAAGTTTTTGTCCCGGGTACGAAGCATGATGTCCCCGGGATTCAGAAACGGCCTGCCTCCTCTGGCCGAAGCTGAGTTCGTCGTCTGCCCGGCCCCCGTCGACATTGAAGTGGTCGGCGTCGTCCCCGTCTCCTCCTCAGCGTTCGCCGCTTCCCCAGCCCGGTCTGTGAGATTGTCGAGTTGTGCTCCCTCGAGTTCAAACGATCCCAAAAACGCAAGGATGAATGGGGTGGCTTCGTCAGACAGCTTTGCCAGTAGACAAATCGATCCGACCTCGGGCATTGCATAGATACCCTCCCCGTTCTCTGTGTGGAAGTACGGAGAGGCCACCTGCAGTTCGGTGTGGTATTCGTTGTCCTGCTCGGTCAGTACATCGACAGTCCAGTTACGTAGGTTGACATTGGTGACGGCGGCTTTATGGATCCACGCGGGTCCGTGTTCTGCCGTGGTCGGTGAGTTGTCAGTACTCACCATGCGGGGGGGACCGAGAACCTCCGCCACAAATCACCCCAACAGCTTCTTGCCGGCGTACAGCCCGCCCGCGGCCAACGCCGGGACTGCTGCCATCTGGCCGTATGGTGATCGAGCGAGGGCCTTCAGCCCGCCGAACATATTGCCACCGCCTTCGACGCCTTTCACTGCGACGGGCTTTGCGCCAGATCGATAGATCTGCTTGATGTGTCTGCTTACCCCCCCAGCGCGGCGAGCCCCTGCTCCTCCAATGGCACCGAGGAATCCACCCTGCCGGCCAACGTTGGCCATGCCGACCCCAAGTCGGCGCACACCACCGGCCAGGAAGCGGAGCGGGGCAAAGCCCTGCTTCTCGATTTCTGACAGCTCGCTGAGGAACGCCGTCGCCATCTTGGTCATGTGTTCTTGATTCATCTCGGTCTCCTAGTATGGTTTCTTCTTTCCGAATTCAGCTGCGTAGGCAAGCGCTGGGATCGGATGCTCTCCGTGGATATTGCTGCTCCATCCTTGGTTCGCCGCATCGACGACTGTACCAGCAAGCTGCTCATGGTTCAATCTTGCCATCCAGTCTGTCTGCATGTCGAGCGGCAACGTTTTGACCCCCTTCAACACCGGCCTGTGTGCGATAGGCTTCTTTCCCTGCGCGACCAGCTTCTTGTTGAGCGCTTGGAGCTTGGACGTAGGGGCGAAGTCGCCTCGAATGAAGTCCGACTGTCCGCCCGGGTCAGAAACCTTGGTCAGGTTCGTCATACTCTTGACGACGGTCTCGATGTTCCTCCGACGTATCCCCTGCTGCTTGTACAGATCGTACATCTGTCCGGCCAGGTATCCCTGCACCTTGTTCACTCCCGCCAGGGGCAACAGCTCGTTCGGGTTTATCGGACCGGCCGAGAGGGGAGCACCCTTTTGGATCTGCATACCACGCGTCAGCTTTCTGGCCCTGTCCCCCACAAACGTCAGCGGCTCGCCCCGGTTTTGTGGGACATAGTGGCGTACTTCTTTATCTCCCGCCGAGATGAACACGTTGCTCCCGCCAGCAGGATCTTTTTGGATCTTGGTTATCCTCCCGTTGACTGAGCTGAGAGGAGCAGACCCAGGGATGTTCTGGTGCATCTGAACGAGCTGCTGCACCCGGTTGAACTCGTCCGTCAGTGCGGCCTTCTGCTTCCCCGCCGCGCCGACAGGGGCCACCCCGCCTTCGTGGAAGGTCCGCATGGCGAGCTGAGTTGCCCGCTCGCCGATGGCTTGGGCGCTGATGATGCCGACGTTCCGGCCGGTGGGTGGGGGAGCCCCATCCTCATCGTTACCATAACACCGAGCACAAATCCCCGTTCCGCTGTGCTCACATCGGAGCGGAGAACGAACGACGACACGGCCGACGCGGTTGTTCCTGAGACTGTCGCGAACACCGGGAGTGATCAAGGTCCCTGCCTTGAAGGTCTTGCGTCCTGACTTGGTGTCCTTTGCCAGGTATCGATCTAGCACGTCGCGCTCTTCTATAGGGAGTGTGATCCCCTTCTTGGTCCCGCAGTCCTGCTCCCCGATGGCGTTGTTCATCACCGAGTTGATTACCTGCTTGGTAAAGTACCCAGGCTCCTGGACAGACTGGACCTTCTGTACAACGCCCTTGCGCGCCCCGGACATCTGCGTCCAGTAGTCGCCCACATCGATGCCCTCAGAGTAGGACTTGCGGATTGGATCTGGAATGACCTTGCCCTTGGCGTTCATCATCAGCATCGGAGCCATGGTGATTTGACGGTACGCGCCCATCTGCGGTTTGATCCCCGCCTTCAACATTTGAAATAGCTCAGTAGGGTTTTTGGCGTGGTCGATTTCGGCAGCCTTGATCATTGCCTCCGATGCTTTGTCGTAGATCTGGATCGCCTTCTTCTGCTTTTGCTCCTTCGTCCCCTTCCCCGACATGATCTCCTTCACCTTGGCGTCCGCGGACTTTAGGATGCGGTCCCGCAGCTTCTTGTCGGCGCGGAGATCTTCGAGGCCAAGCGAAGAAGCGGTCTGCGTGGCGTAGCTGTTTCCGAGGTCTTTGATCTTGTTGACGACTTCGCCGAATGACCCCTTGTGATCTTTCGCCAAGCGAGTCAGCAGCTCCGTCTGCCCCTTCCCGTCCAGTGGGGTCTTCCCGCTCATCACACCGCCGCGCATGGATTGAGGTAGCGCGTTGGCTACCAGAGCGCGCCCAATGGTGGTCTGCTGTCCGCCAATCTTGACCACATCAGTCATCCCCACGGATCCTGCTGAGGCAGCCCTCGCAGCTTCGGCCACGGTCTTGAACGCCTTGTCCGTCCGCTTGCCCTGCTGGGTCAGCTTGTAGAGCCCAAGTTGACTCTCCTTCGTCGGCTTGTACATCAAGCTTCCGGTAGCGGGACTGAAAAGGTTCCTGGATGGATACATCTTCCGCGCCTCGTCCACCGCCTCGGAGGTCAGAGGAACGAATGCCGCCATGGTGTCCCACACCACCAGCCCACCATTGACCGCGAAGATCTTGGTAGTAGGCACGACCAAATCGTATACGGTCGTCTTTCCCTTATCTTCGACTTCTTTCACGTAAGACCATCGGACATCAGATTTCACTAAGGATGACCAATATGCTTCCAGTGCGTTTTCCAAATTCAGATAGGGGACCATTCTGAGCGCCGTGTCTCTGGAGACCCTCGGACGTCTCTTATTTTTTGACGCCAACGTAGCCAGCGATCTACAGAGCTTTGGGTCTTTTTTGAACACCACACTCTTCTTACTGATCATGCCGCGTAAGATCGATATCGGCACAGGAACCACGTCCCGATCATCCTTGGACAGCGGGTTCGCTGCCAGTTTGATCAACGTATCCGAGTAAGCAGCGAGGCGCAACTCCCCAGCCAGCTTCTCAATATCTACGGTGCTGAATGAGATGACATAGTTGATGTGCCTCTGCGCCCTATTCGCACGGGGGTAGACTGGTGACACAGAGCAGCGAACATTTAGCAAGTGACACAAATATCGGACGTCTTCCATCAGCTGGTGGGAGCTGGTGGAATACGAAGCCAGGAACTGCTCCTTCGTTTTAGACCTGCTCCAGGAAAGTGTCCCATCCCCATCCAACAAGCCGGACAATACACCGAGCAAGGCATCTCTGGAATAGTCGCCGATGTCCTGTGGTAGGCGCTTGTATAGTGCTGCCCGCTTATTCTTTAATTCGCCGCTCCGCGTTCCATCCCGTAGATAAGATCTGTACTCTACGGTGTAGCACCTCATGAACAGGTCTTTGATCTCTCCCCCCACGGTGTAGTGATCTTTGACGCTATGCTCTGAGAAATCGGTCGGTGCCTTTTTTTCTCTGCGGTATGTGTTGCTTGCGTACACATCGCCGAACGTTCTTAGAGCATCCCCAAACGTTGAGCGGAACTCGTCATCGACTTTGGTGATTCCGATGCGCCCGTTGGTGAAGAATCCATCAGACACAAAAGCGCCTACCATCCACCCGAAAAACTTGTCGTGCTTATCACCGGGAGGAGACGAGATGACAGGGCTTAGTGCCCCTACAGATTCCTCCGGCCGTGCCTTGCGCAGCATTCCCGTCTCGTGGTCATAGACACACAAAGACTCATTAGTAGAAGCAGTAACCTTGTGTCCAGACGCATAACGCACTTCGACTACAGGACAGTCCTCCTCGATGGTTAGCTCAGTGACGTCCTCGAACGTCGACTCACCCAAGAAGTGATCGTACGAAAGGACCTGCAATCCGTCCGGGACACGGTAGACGGCAGCGCCATTTCGATCGTACCTGTGTGGTTCTTCCTCCCGTGGAAAGTTCTTGATCATAATACGGTCGGCATTGATCCCAAGCGCAGGATCTCTCGCCACTGTCAAAGACTCTGCTCCGAATTTCATAAAGTGCTCCCTCGCAAGACCAGAACACCTTATCACCAATTCGGAGCAGCCGTCAACACAATTGCCGTCAAAGTCGGCGTTGAATCCGCCAGTCACCAGGGGATGGATCTTGATCGCCTTGCCGCTAGTGAGCACCGGCTTGAATGCTTGTACTCCGTACTTATGGAGGACCGGATCGCGCTTCAACATCACCGGACGTTCTTTGACCACACGTTCCAGCGCACGCGCGGCCAGCGGGTCCCTGTCCTTGATGGCTTGCTGCGCCGCCAGTGGGCTCAGCCCAGCAAAGTTCCCCAACTCCCTGACGATGAACGGCTTGTACATTTCCATCGCAGCCTTGCGAGGGATCCCAACCTCATCCAGGCCGAGCTCAGGCTCGGGGATGATGGTGGACCGCATCGACAGATCTTGCTTCCGTTTGATCAACTTGGACTGGAAGTAACTCTCCCGCGGACTCCCAGGCTTTCCCTCCGGACCCTGCGCTTTCTTCCCGGCGATGATGTCGAGTACCCCGCGGTAGTCTCGGTTGAGGTACCCCCCAGTCCCGGCCAGACCCTTCATCGCATCATAGATCGCCGCTCGTCTCTTGTTGATCTTTTCCGGTAGCTGCAGCGGGCTGGCATCCTTCATCTTGTTGATGGCGATGCCAAGACCTTTGTACATCCCATTCAGATCTTCGACACCGAGCTCTCCGTTGGGGCGCACGGCCAGAGGACGCATGGATGGCGGGAGGACAGGCACGGTCTTGGTCATGTACGCCTCCGTCGGCGTCATTCCCAGCTTCTTCAACGAGCGCAGATATTTGATCTTCTTGTTAACCTTGTCCAGCCTGTCTCCTTTCAGGCTTGGGTTTTGGATCTGCTTTTGTGCGGAGGCGAGCTCCGCGTCCACATCGATCTTTTTCAGCAGGTGCTCGACAGCCTTTCCCGCCGAGACCCCTTCCTCCGGCGACGTGAACTGACCCGTCTTGGTGTTGAGGGCCTTGCTGCCGTCCATCAGCGCGCCGAGATCTTTTTTCTTGATGCCGGTGAGGCTGACAATGGCCTTCTCGAAGATCGGATTCGGCATCCGCTCGGGCAGCTCGATATGGGACCACTTGGTCCCGTTCAGCCCGCCCGTCGCGTCCTTATCGAAGATGCCTCCCTTCTCCTCTTTGAGGTTCTTCCCGAGGACCATCTTCCCGGCGTCCTTGATCGTCCTACCCTCACTCATCTCCCTGACTTGCTTGTCCGTCAGCGGCATCAGGTTCAGTGTGTTGCCTTGCTTGACCGTGTTGACGCCGATAGTCTTGAGCATGCCGACGAACTTGTTGTAGGCGAATGAGGGCCTGGGAGCTGGGAGTGGATCTCCAGTCTGAACCGCAGACCACAGCTCATCGTTGTTCTCCGCGTTGCTCTTGTAAGTCTGCATCTCACGAAGATTCGCCTTGGCTCCGGAAGCCAACATCGCGTAGACCCCCAAAGAGTCCAACGCCTGCGCCCCGTGCGGACCGCCACGCTTCGGAATGCGATTCATATCGTAGGCGTAGTCCGGTCCTCCAGCACGGGCTACGAGCTTCTTTCCGACCTGGTGTCTAAGCTTGTGCATGTACCGCGGCCCCACCAAAGCCCTCCCCATCGTCTTGCCGGTCTTGGGGTCGATGAGCTCTTCCTTGTCGGACAGACCGTGCTCTTTGAGCTCTTTCTGGACACGCTCGGTCATATCCTCAGTGCCGTCAAAATTCTGCACGCGGTATGGCTTTCCAGTCTTCTCGGCGATCTTCCCGGCCGCTGCCTCAAGGACCTGTCCCAAATTGATACGTCCAGCAACCCCCGCCGGGTTCAGCGCCAGATGAACACGCTTCCCGTCCTTGGTTGTGGGCATCTCGTGATCTGGGACGATGCGGGTGATAATGCCCTTGTCCCCATGCCTGCCGCTGATCTTATCGCCGATTTCCGCCGGCTCCTCAGTCCTGACATGAACCTCTGCGCGTTTGCCTCGCTTCACCACGTTCGTCACGACGCCTGGATGATCGTTGTCCCAGGTGACGGAGACGTTGTCGTATGGTTTGACCAACGACTTGTGCATCCGCCTACGGATCTTGTCCTCGTCCGTCTCTTCCCGATGCCGCAAGGCCGCTACCAGGGTGTCTCCCGGACCAACCCTCTGTCCCTTTTTGATCACGCCCGCGTCGTCCAGCTTGTCAGCTTGGTCTTTTTTGAGCGTCATCCCGTAGTGCTTGAGGAACGCGTCCTTGCTGAGCGTGTGCTCCTTGCCGACGTCCAGGCCCTTACGGTGCATGTGCTCGCTCGTGAGCTGCTTCGCCCCGGACTCGGAGATCACCACACCATCTTCGTAGTTGTACCCGTGGAACGGGACATACGCCGTCGTCAAGTTCGATCCGAGTGCCAGATCTCCCTTTTTGGTAAAATTCGTGTCGGCTACGGTCTGCCCCTTCTTGACCTTATCGCCAACCTTCACCAGCGGCGTCGAGTGCAAGAAGCTCTTGTCGTCATTCAACGGGAAGTGGTCGTAAGTCTGAACCTCCTTGCGCTTCCCGTCCGCTCCCTTGATCACCACGCTATCGCTTTTGACCTGCACAACCTCTCCATCAATTGGAGTCGTATGGGAATTGATCTTCCCCATGAACTTGTTGAGGCTGGTCTCTTTCTTCCCTGCGGCGATGACGGTCTGCACCAACGGAGACTCTCGATGCTTCAGTGGGATGGCCTGCTCCATCTGCTTGCTGGCGTACGTTGCCCTGTTCCCGGAGTCGTTCTGAAGGAAGGGGATCATATTGGAGGCGACAGAGAAGAGCTGTGCCGGGGCCGGCATTACGTAGTCCGCCCCCTTCATACTGCCCGTTGTGATTTCGTTTTCCTGGCCGCTGAACTTGACGGTCTTGCCGATTGGGACGGGCTTTCCATCCCTCCACTTCACCTGATCTGGCAAGACGATATTGGCGTTGTACGCCGTCTCGGGATCGACATCCTCCATCTTACCCGTCTTGATGTTGTACATCTTGGTGACGAGCTTGTTCCCCTTCTTTCGCGCCCCAAGAGGAAGATGCAACGACACGCCTGTTCGCGCCGATTCAGGAGTATGGATCGGATCGAGAAAACCGAGGTGGGAAGGATCGATGAGCTTTGCATCCTCAGTGATCTTATGCTCGCTCGTGATACCACCCTCACCCATGATCGTCGTCTTCATCGCTCCGGAGATCATTTCTAGCGGGTTGGTCTGGTCTGGTCGGTTGGACAGGTTGGCCTTCTTGAACAGCGCATTGATGGGACGGTTGAAAATGTCCGGCCCGACGATCTCCTGGATCTTTCCTTTCCGGTCCAGGTTATTTCCGACGCGCCGTAAGATCTCTCCACTCCTGGTCTGAAGCGCTTCGCGTGCGAAGTCCTCTGTCGAGCGGAAGTTCTTGAACATCAGGCTGTCGCGTGCATCTGGTTTCACGTCACCGCGGCTGATGCCCAACAGCTTCTGCGAGGCGAGCTGGATCGTCTTTCCGCCGACAGTGTCATGCTTATCGCCCAACGTGATGCGGGCGACGTCGGGGTCCATCTTCGCCCCGTCCATGAACTCCTGCAAAAACTCCCTGGCCTGGCGCGGGTCCGAGGGCTTTTCTCTGTTTACGGCTTTGTAGAACCGCTCGAGCGCAGCGTCTGAAGACTTGACCTTGTTGGACTGCAAGATCTGCTTGCCCCACGACTTTTCGAGGTCCTCGTCCGTCACCCCGAGCTCGCGCATAATGGGGTAGAGCGGAACGTTGGTGGTCCCCTTGAGCATGGAGAACTTGGCTGTCTTTGGGTCGAACTTCACCTTGAAGGCGTGCTTACCCTTCAGGTTGAACATGGACTCCAGCTCGCCCCTCTCATCACGCCTGGAATAGACGCCGGGCTTGAGCTGCCACTGGTTGTCCATCTGGTACTCCTGACCATCCACGATGTAGGAGTGCCTGTTGGTCACCTTGGGCAAGCTCATGATCCTCTGAGTCCGCCGATCGACCACCTTCCCGGTCTTGTTATCAACGAGAGACAACTTACCGTTGACCGGAACGGACCAGGTGCGGCCTTCTAGCCGCGCCTTCTTTTGGGAGCGGATGTCCTCGATGTCCTTGTTGTCTTTGACTTCGATGTCGTCCAGGCGGAGAGTGTGTTTGGTTCCCTTGATCGGGAAGATCTCCTTGACAGTCTCCGCTACCTGGTCTTTGAGGAGGGCGAACCCCTCTTCAGGTGCGAGCCTCGCCATTAGATGACTCCTGTGTATACGACGAAGATCATAGCAGCCCACATTTTGCGAGTCAAAACAATCGAATTCGTCGATATAAGAAGACTAAGATGGTCAGTAACTTTTACACAGGAGAAACCATGCCCGAAGACGAAGATCAATCACAGCTCAAAGAGGCGGAGGAC